TCTTCATTTTCTGGGTCTGGCATGTTAGGGTAATTTTTCCATTTAATCGTGCTTCTTCTTGGATCAATTACGCCACCATAAGTAGAAAATTCTGCTATTTCATATTTACCAGTATCAAACATCCTTGATAGGACTTGTTTACCGTATTTGGCATAGCCGGTGTTTAGATATGACGCTTCCGTCATAAATAAAACTTTTTTCTTTCTATTTTTTTTCATTTTTTTCCATTCTTTCCTTCATGGTCTTTAGTATTTTGGAAACTTTGTTTGCAGACACATTTAGTTCTTTGGATATCTTCTTATTAGTATATCCCCTTAGCTTCATTTCTACTACATTTTTTTCTGTGTCAGTTCTAGCCCCGCAAAGATCATAGTAGTCTAGACAATCAAAATCTTTGTCAAGATTATAACTTAGCTTAGTATTTTCACTATACAGTAAGTCTGGCTGGAGTTTGTTTTTCTTAATAAATTTAATCATATCATTTCTTACACAATGTGTGATAAAAGTAGAAACCTTACCTCTAGTCTCATCATATTTGTGACCACTCCTACACAAAGACAATAAACCCTCCTGTATAAGATCTTCTTTACTAAACAACTTGTTTTTAATATACATAGAATTAGCAATCTTATATACAAGCTTTTGGTTATCTTCAATCATCTTCTCAACTTTAATATCCATATCATAACTCCTGATTCAAAAATCTAAACTCATTAATTCTAAACCGTATACCATGATTACATCGTCTTGCGGTGGCATCAACAATTAATAAACTGTCTCCATCTCGGACGTTTTTCCTAATTACATCTGCTGCCGTACCCCAAGCCTCGAAATCAAGTGTCTCAACATCAATTTTATTGGTTATTTTGGTCTGTCTTTTATTTTCAATGCTTAATTTTAAGTAGACAACGGGTACTCCATTCACTACTTTTGTAAGTATAGACCCTACTTGTCCTAAAAAACTGCACTTATTCATTACTACCCTTATATCAAAAAGATTTTATCAACTATGAAGGAATTCCTTTGTTTATCCCTTACTCTTCCCGAAAGCAACACTGTAGCCTCCTCATACATTATATCCTTGTTTTGCTCGTAGATGTCAGGGAAAACTACAATATTTTCTAATTCACCAGAATCATCCTCTACTGACAGAAATACCATAGTATCTCCATTCTTTGTCTTATGCTCTCTTAGCCTTTTAATTACGACTGCTACAATGGAATCGTCCATTTTGCCGTCAGTAATCTCTTTACAAGTAGAGTTGGCATGACAAGCGTCCGAGCAGGCATTTAGTTCAGAATGATTAATCGCGCATCCTAGCAATTTCTCTTCCATCTTAGCATATACCATAGCATTGTCAACTAAACTCCTTCCGGGGTTCTGCATTCTTGTTACAATGGCTTTAACCTTTTCTAGTCTCTTCTGAGTGGATATCATTCCCCCATCTTTCTTAACCCCGTTAGATACTAATTTTTCTAAGACTTGTAGAGAGTTAATTTGAGAACATTCTATATTCTTCTGTACTTGTTCTATCTCTTTTTTAGTCAGATCTAGATAGCAGTGGAACTCATGTAGCATTTCAGTTCTGCTTTTTTTAAAGCCTCCAAATGCCCCAACTTTTATTAAATTCTCTATCGCTCTTTTATTTACAAATGGCAAGACGTGGACTAGTAGATTAGACCAAGTGACTTTATCTTTTTTAAGATCTTCTATCTTTTCTTGCAGTTGTTTTAAATGTATATTTCCTACGTTCTTTACATTACAAATACCAAAGTATATTGATTTGTTTTTCCAAAAGAAGTTTTCTTCTAAATAGTTGATATTTGGCCCATGAATCTTGATATTTTCTGATTTCGCAGATGTGATCAATTGTTTCTTTTCAAAATCAGGGTCTATTTTTTCATCGGCATTTCTGAGCCAATGCTTGAAAAATTTTTCTGGATAGTGATATTTAGTCCAAGCTGACCAATAAGCCATCTTCGCATAGGCAACCGCATGAGATTTGTTAAATGAATATCTTGCGGATTTTTCAATCATGTCAAATATTTCTTCAGCTTTTTCTTTCTCTACATTATTATTTGTGCAACCTTTAATAAACTGTTTTCTAATCTTTTTCATCAAGTCTGCTTTTTTCTTACCAATAGCTTTACGTAAGTTGTCTGCTTCTTTAAGATTAAATCCAGCTAATTTCACAGCGATTTCCATAGCTTGTTCTTGGTATACAATTACGCCATATGTCTCTGTCAACAGATCATCGATCAGCGGATGTAGACTTGGAATCGTCTCTTTGCCATGTTTCCTATCTACAAAGTGTTGTGTCATCGATTTGCCATCTACAATAGCTTTTAGGGTTCCGGGCCTAATGATGCTAATCAATGCGGCAAGTTCAGTCATATTCTCTGGCTTAAGTTTTTTACACCATGTTTTTCCAAGATGGCTTTCAATTTGGAAACAGCCTTTGACTCTGCCGTCGCCAATCATATCCCAAACCTTATCATCATTTTCTGGTACTTTTGTAATATCGATCATTTTATTATCCCATAAACGCATTTTTAAAATTCTTTTTCGACGCTGTAGTTCTTAACATACGCATAGTACGACAGAATAACTCAGCGGTCATGATAACATCTGACATTGCATCATGAGCAGTGCCTTCAGCATATCCCATATATCCACGCACTAGATTGTCTGCGGACAATGAATTTATATCCTTATTATTCTCAAAAAGAGCGAACATAAAATCCAACATATCTATACTATGGATCTTATTAAATAAGTCTTGCTCGCCTCTCTTGTTATCAACTGGTCCAAATTTGTATGGCTTTCGTGAGCATAATCTATTTACTATCACAGAGTCAAAGTTTTTAATATTATATCCAACTGATACGGGCGCACTCCAGTTAGTTCCTTTAAAGTTGTATTGGTTGACGTAATCCGTGAAATTTTTCCAAACAGATTCTGTCGATGGCGCATCTTGTAAAATCTCTGCCGTCTTACCATGCACTGCTACCGCCCCATCTTCTAGTGGGTCTACCCCCAGTTTAGCGCATTCATCTTTGTCAAATACTGGTTTCATTAATGATTGAAATTCAGACTCATGTTTTATCTCTAGCTTTCTACCATGAATAACTACCGCAGCAATCTGTACTGGCTGAGTTGTATGTGGGTTGGCACTAGTAGTTTCAAAATCGTAAACAATATAATCTCTATAATTCATCGTTAACCTCTTGTACAGTTTCTGCAATTTTCTTTAGTAAATTCACTCCAAGTATATCAAATTTTACACAACCAATAGCCTCAAGGTCTCCCATCTCCATGCCAGCTATTTGTTCGATGCTCCTAGAAGATTTTACCATAGGGCATATCTCCTGTAGATTATCAGATGCAATTACTACACCAGCCGCATGTTTGCCTTGTGTTTTAAAGATGCCTTCCATACGCATGGCCTGTTGGAATATCTTAGCATATTCTCCTTGAAGTTCATCATTTTCATCTAACCAACAAAAGTTAATTAGCGCATTCTTGTCATTCTCAAGCACCCATCGTATAACAGAAGGATTCTCCATTTCTTCCAATAGATCAGATATGGCAGCTTCATTAGGTATTTTTTCTGTAATCAAATTCATTTGGTCAAAGCTACAAGATTCATTTACACGCAACACTTCTTTCAAAATTGATCTACCAGCGAGTCTGCCAAATGTGAGCATCTGGCATACTCTTTCTTCGCCGTATTTATTTTTTAGATATTCTATGACCTCTTCTCTATAGTCTGGAGGAAAGTCTACATCAATATCAGGTAGAGATATATGATCTTCAGTATTTCTACCCTCATTATAGAATCTTTCAAATAGTAGTCCATACTCAATTGGGTCAATCAGTGTGATGCCTGTCAAGTAACATACTAATGAACCACCACCAGAGCCACGCGCTGGTCCAACCAAACAGCCTTTGTCACGAAAATGATTAACATAATCCTGCACAATTAGAAAGTATCCAGCTAGTTTCGCTTTCTTAATAACCTCTAACTCTTTCAGCACTCTGTCTTTATAAGCGTCTAGTTTGCTAGCATCCACACGTTGTTTTACTAGTCTTGTCCATCCATTTCTACATAGCTGCTTTAGATGTTCGTCTTCACTGTCTCCATCAGGAGTATCAAATGCTGGCAGTCTAGGGTTTGATAGAATTTTGATGTCTTCTATAGATGAAACAATTTTTGTAAGATTTTTTATATGCTTAGCATCATAATTGTTCTTGATGAATTCTTTACTCTTAATGTAATATGCGCTACTTCTGATAAATCTAAGTGAGTCTAGGTCTTTCTTTTCTGTAATTTTTTGGTCTAGTTTCTTCATCGTGGTTTTTAGCTTTGTGCATATTAAAACTCTATGGTCTATAGCGTCTTTTCTCTCTGGATAGTATGAAGATGTATCTGGAATGCAAATGTCATTGGCTACATCAGTAATGATATCCTTAATGACTTTAGTCACTGGATATGACTCGTCATCAGCATTATTTATTTCTAGATAATAATCAGAAAAGGCTTTTTTCATATCTTCTATGTGCGACTTTGCAATGTCCTTATAGTTTCCTATTAGGCAGTCTTTTATGGTGTCATCATCCAATGATTCAAAAACGCACTCTGCATCTGGTATAATAGAACTGAAGAACCTGCTACCAACATAACCATCTATGCATATAAAATTATCTGTATTTATGTTCTTCAATAACTCATCAAAGTTTATCTTTGGTGTGTCTTTGTAATTATCTGGCTTATTGGAGATAGAGATAATCTTAAGTAGTTGTGTCCATGCCTTATTATTTTTGCATATCAAAGTGATTCTAGAATTATTGTCTAATATAATCTCAGAACCTATGATTGGCTTCATATCACGCTTTCTGCACGACTGAACGAAGTTCACACATCCACTGATGGTGGCAATGTCTGTGATGCCAGCATATTTATAGCCAGAGTCCTTGCATACTTTAGCTATTTGATCACATCTAGAGATAGATGATAATAATGAATAATGACTATGATTTCTTAGCATCGTCTAATCTTCCTCCACCAGCACCATAAGTTCCTATTTTGTTCAAGTTTGCATGTTGTTCAACAACGCTTTCCATACCTTCTGATTTTATCAAATCATGGAAGTATTGACAAGTAGTTTTGTTTGTATTTTTATATTGCTCTGAGAATTTACAAAGTTTAGTACATTTCCAATGTGACTGTTCACCAGACAGTTGTCTTGGTATTTGTATAGATCGTATATATTCAAATTTTTCTTTAAGCATATTCTCTGCCTTATAGTAATCCTCTTCAGAAAAAACAATATCAAATATTCCACCATCGTTGACATAAAATATGCTGGTATAAAAGTCCTTATCTGGATACATGTTTTTTAAGGCATAAAAGTATAGCAACAGTTGCTTATCAGAACACAGATCCG